GTCAAGCAAATTTAATAAACCATCGGTTAGAGTGCCCCGGCTAACTCCCGCTAGACTTTCCGCAACATGTGATATCACATATCACCAAATAAGTCAGCGTCGTTTGCGTCCTCTTTTGATTTACACCGCACGCGCCCACGCCTCCAGCTCGTCCAGGTCATCGACCGCCTGAATGCCAGCGGTGTCCGAGCAAGCGATCTCCGCCAATCGCTCGCCCTGGTCGGTCCGAAGTCTGACCTTCTTGGCGCTGTCCCGGATCATGTTTTTGATTTTGTTTGATAGGGCCACTCTGAGCAGCGATCCCAGCTTGGCCCGGGTCGGGTCAAACCTCGGCATGATGTGGACGGCGTAGGCGATCAGCTCCCCTTCCAGGTCATCGATGCGGATGCCCCGCAAGTGCGCCCGCCTTGCAGTCGCTCGGATCAAGGGCACATACGCGGCAAGCTGGTCCTGTTCCTCCCGGGTCAACCGGCTGCCCCGCTCTCGCCGAAAAAACAGCGGCGCATCGTCCTGGGTCTGGATGATGCGGGCGACACGCCGTCGCCACACCACATGACGGGCCAGCTTCCTCGGCTCCTCCGGAATATCAAAAAAAGTCAGTTGCGCCATCATTTGCCCCCCCGGCCAAACCATTCCTCGATCAGCGTCAACGCCTCCCCGGTGCGCACCTGTTGCGGCGTAATTCGGAGTAGTGCCCAACCAAGGACCGTTAATGTATTATATTTTTCCAGATCCCCAAGGAAACCCTTTGGCCGAATGTGGCGTCCTTTGCTCCAGACTCCGCCCTCAATCTCAACCGCCAATTTCTCCTCCGGCCAAGCCAGATCTATCTTCCACTTTCTGACGGGATGAAATTTATGCTCCCTGACCGGTTCAGGCAAACCAGCCAAGCGGATCATTACGGCCAAGCCGTCACTCCAGTCGATCATCGTTGACCATCTCCCACAGATCCGCGTTATCGTCCAGACAGGCCGCATAGTTCGGCGACGCGTGGCGCTGCTTGTGCGCCTTGATGGCTCCTTCAAGTCTGGCAATCCGCTGCCTTGCGGCGATCAGCTCAAACCCCAGTTTGGCCACGGCGTGCCGGGCGCTGAGACGCTCGATGCCGTGGTAAGGCCAGATGAGGATCCCGCAATTGTGTGCATCCAAAAGCCGCTGGACCTGTTCCATCGTGAGGGTCATGCTGTCACCGGCTTTTTGTGTTTTTTAAGCGCCATGTGCGTCCGGGCCAGTTTCACCGAGCACCCGACCTGCTTGGCGATTTTGACAGACCCATACTCCGGAAATTCCCGCCGGATCGCCTTAATGGCGGCGACTTTCCTTTGATGCTCCTTGGTCGCATCGTTGCGGCGTTCCCGAATTTCGTGGTATTCGTTGATCAGGGGATTTTCCGTGTCGATGTCCGATCCCGACAAATACTGGATCCGATATATAGCCGATTTTTCGATTTGCCGGACCCGCTCCCGGGTGATGTTCATTTCGGTGCCGATCTCCTGGAGCGATTTGCCCTGCATCCTTTTCTCAAGGATCTCCTTTGCCCGCAGATCGAGCACCGAAAAGGTTTTGAGTTTTTCGGCAAGCTCGTCCTTTTCGGCGGCGATCTGGTCTGGTCCGGGCTGGGCATCGACCGGATCGATTAACCACATGCTGGCCCCGTTGAAACGCTCCTGAATTGTGCCGTATCCCTTCGTTTCCATTTTGATAATCCGGTGCGCGTCTTTTCGATGATTGAGCCAAACGCTCCAGGCATAGGTGGCAAAGCGGAAACCCAGTTCGGGCTTGAAATTTGCCGCCGACCGGGTCAGACAAAAGAGCGCTTCGGATTCGTTCTCGTCCCGATCAAGGCCAGGAATCGGCCTTTTTTTGCAATAGTGATATGCCAACGGCAAATTATCGGTGACCAATTTCTGTTGTTCCTCGCTGAGTTTGTTTGCCGTCGCCCAAAGCTCGCCCTTGTGATGCATACATAATTTCACAGTTTTGCGATCTCTTCCAGCTGGATTAGTAATGAGGCGGGAATCTCCGGGAAAAAAGCCACATTTCCCTCGCCATCGTCGCTGATGGTCGAGGCCCGGATCTGCCTGGCCAGCTCGCCAAAAATACCCTTGTAACGCAAAACCGAGGCAAGCAAGCGCTTTTGATCTTCCCACGAATTTGCCAAAAATGTCGCGTTCTGGGCGACCGAATCGAACACATAACAAATCGGTTGGTCAAGGTTGGCGGCAGGAAACACAAACAGGCCATCCGCCTTTTTGCTTTTCCCGATCACCCATGGTCCGCTGGAGGCGATCAGATGCCGCTGGAGGATCGGCCCGGTTTCCCCTGGGCCGAGCGCCGGAACAAATTCCACATCAGCCATCCGATGTTTCCTCAAACAACCAAAAACAGGCCCAACAGGCAAAGACAATCAAGAGCAGTTCCATCACGACATCGGCATTAAAAGACCCTGGAATCCCTCGCCCTGTAGGACGATCGGTTTGCCCGGGCTGTTGATCCCCAGCGTAAACGCCTCGCCCTTAATCCCCTTCAAAAGCGGCAACAGATACGCCGCATTGAGGGAGATCTCCATTGGCTCCCCATCCCAGGGAAAATCCATTGAGGCAAAGGCCTCGCCATCGATCGGAGTCTTTGCGGTCAGGGTAAGCTGTCCCTGGCCCAGCGCAAAGTTGACCCGCTTTTCCTCACGGTCCGCCATAAATCCGACCCGCTGGATCGCCTCGATCAGATCCGCCGTATTCGTCGTGATCTTATGGGCGATGATGCGCGGCATGATCGCCGACCAATCCGGATATTTTCCCTCGATTTGTCTGGTTGACAAAATCGCCTCACTTCCAAAGAAGTGAACCATATTTGTCCCAATCGAGAGCGTCATCGTCTCCTCGGCGTCGCCAAATATCCCGCGTAGAATCGGGCCCAGCTTGGCCGGAATCACCGCCGAAAATGCCTGCACGCCTTCGACCGGATACTTGGCGACGGCCAGCCTGCGCCCATCGGTTGCGACCACTTGGCCGAGCTCCAGACAAATGCCCATCATCGTATATTTGGCGCTCTGCGTCGCCACGCACGGTGCGACCGTTTCGATCGCCTCGATCAGCGGCGCGGCCTGCACCCCGTAGCGCTTGCGACTTTCGGGATCCTCGGCTCCAATCGCATCCAGCGACGGAAAATCCCCCTTCGGCATGATCGGCAGGCTATAGCGCACGCCCTTTGCCGTGATCACGACCGACTCGGCCAACAGCTCCCAATCCGCCTCGGCGCTGCCAATCGATTTAAGCGCGCTCAAAAGCTTGCTGGCCGGAACCAGCACCCAATCATCAGCAACATCAAAGCGGGCGCTGACAAGCGTCGTTTCCTGGTCGGTTGCGCCAAAAAACTCGGCATTGCCCTGCACGGCGATGGCTTTGGCTTTCATCGATCTTTCGGCAATTGCGGCACATGCGGCCACCATCGGAAGGATTTTCGCTGGCTCAAATTTCATCCAATCCGCTCCTTAAAAACCCTGCCCGCCTGGCCGTTCACCTTGTTGGTCTTCACCGAACACTCAATGAAAAAAAACCTTCAATCCAGGCGGACAGGTTGCTTGATCTCATCACGGTTGCCGGGGCTCGGAATCCGCCCGATTCCGATCTGGTGGATCGTGTGGCGTGCAGAGTCGTTTTTCGCCCCGACCCCGGCGGCGCTGGATGTCTCGACCAGCGCCCCGTGATGATCCTGGCCCTTTTACGGGCAATTGGTCCCTACTGTATTCTTCCCCCAACCGATGACAAAATTTCATGGACTTTCGCCATTGTTTGAGAATTAGTATCCGGCTTACACCCAATGGCAACGGGTCCGGACAAAATTTTGATTTTTTCCAAAACCGCCTTGGCCTGATGGTATTTTTTTGCCTCGGGCAGACCCTTTTCCCGGTCCCATTCGGCAAAGCCTACACACTTCTTTTTTGCCTCGGCCTGAGCCGACCGGACATTTTCATCAGCAACTACACCCGCCAGCATCAATTCTTTGGCCCCCAAACGCCCCGCCAAAGCGAGATCCAGCAAAATTTGACCCGAGAGCCGTTCGACGGCTTCGATGTGGTCTGTGGGCCATTGTGGGCGTTTTTCAATCGGAAGCTGGGCGATCCGCAAAACCGCCTGCGAAAGGATGGCATCGGTATACCCCTTGGCCGCCCACACCGCCGTCCAGGCTTCGGCCATGTCGGAAGAGATTTTCGCGCCAAAAAGGGCTGTGTGCCGTTCGTGCCAGGTTTTCATTGGCCCATCTCCATCGCTTGCAGTTCGGCAAAGATCTGGTTGGCGATCGCGGATTTGCCGCTGATCAGGCGCTCGGCGGTCTGGGCGGCCCGTTCGGTGGCGCTGGGCCGTACACCATAGCCCGCACCGAATCCTTCGGGCTTCTCCGCCTTGGGCTCAAAGATCCCCTGCCACCCTCCGCGCAGGCTGTGATGGATTGCGGCAAGGGCTCGCTCTTCACCCATGCGGGCCAACTCGGCAAGCTGCGATTCGGTCGCCTGCCGGGTCAGGGGCTTCCTGAGCTCACAGCGATGCGCACACCATTTGGCCCACGCCTCCGCCCATTCTTTGGATGCAAACGGTGCCTCGATGTCGACAACAGGATCAAACTTCGCCGACTTCTTCGTGGGGGTTAGGGGGAGTAATCCGTTAGGATTACTATTCTTATTCTTACTCTCTCTCTTGGTACACAAATTACACACACACTTGCGCACATCTTGCGCACACTTTGCGCACACTTTGCGCACAGATTTCATGCGGGTGTTATTTTGCGCCCGACGCTTGGCCGTATTTCCGTTATGTTCTTGGTAATTCGGGAGATAGAGCGATCCGTCCCGCTCGTCCAACCAACCAACTTCGGCCATCGCTTTGGCAAATCCTGGCAGTCCAAGGAGCAAATCGAGCGCTTCAAAAGACATTCCAGGGAGACATTCCCCATCTGCGTGGGCATCCGCCATGGCCCATGTCTGCACAATTGCGCCAATTGCTGTGCACATTCTGCGCACATCTTGCGCACAAATTGCGCACGCAATGCGCACAACTTTTGGATGGTTAATCAGGCTGGTCCGAAACTTAATCCAACTGCTCACTTTCGCCTCCCCCATTTGTCTTTCTTACCCCTCATTCCGACCAATGCCCGACCACCGGATCGGGCCCCGTTTTCACTCTTGGCGGGATCGGGCAAACCAAAGATCCGGACACCCGCTTTGCCTCATCCGTTCCATCCACCGGAAAAAACCGGAGATGCAGTTTCCCTTTTTTCATGCCGAGGAATCGGGCCGCGCCCTTGGGCAAATGGACCAGATCCCCCACCCGCACAAACAGTTCCTGGGTCATGGGTTGTCCTCCTCGAAAACGCTTCGGGCTTCGGGTTCCTCGGGGCTGCGAAGGATCTGGTCGCCTCGCACATCGAATCCCGTTTTCCCATCGGACATCGGCTTGCCACCGATAAATCCCAGGGTCACAAAGGAAATTTGCTCACCCTGGTAAACCACCTGCCGCTCACTTAGTAACAAATACTTGCCCAGTCTCCCCGCCCGGCTCCTGTACCCGACGACCAGCTTTCCCGATTCGGGATCGATCTCGCCAATAGGTGGCAGGGCGGCATCCCGTTTGTCGAGGCGCTCGTGGGTCTGCCTCTCCCTGAAATAAAAAGACCGTGCGCCCCGGTCCTGATCACGCCAACTCCCCATATTTCGCTCCTTTGGTGTCGCTCTTTTGATGTCCTTTTTTTGCTAAAATGGTAACCCGTCATCCTGGATGATTCCGGTGTCTGGTTGTGGATCCTGAATCGCCCTGGGCCAATAATCGGCCTTGGGTGCGGGTGCGGTTTCTTCCTGTTCCTTGCCAAAGTTCACGACGGACCGGTCCACCCAAAAACCATCTTTTCCATCGGGAAGCTTCCTGCCATCCACAAACCCCAAAAGACACCTTTTGCGGATTTCCCCGGATTCCCGGTCAACAAACTCACTATCCCGCAGCAACAGATAAACACCCAGTTTCCCGGCTTTGCTGCGATATTCCACATGCAGCTTGCCATCCTTGTTGGTCGTCCCCAACAGGATCTTTGGCGGATCCACCTTTTGCCAATTGCCACTCATCGCGCGTTCTCCTTTTCCTTGTCGATTGCTTGCAACCACATAATCACCTCGCGGGCCTTTGCGGCGCTAAGCTGCCTTGCTGGCCCAAACTTCCTTTCCAGGTCTTCCCCGGTCGTGCCGGTCGCCTGCATCAGCCCGGCAATTTTCTCCCAGTCCTCCTTGCTGGGCCCCGCCTGAATACTTCGCACGGGCGGCGGTGGTGGCTGGTCGTGCGGCTCGGTGTCCATTTCCTCCGCCGGACATGTGGAAAGGTTTGGATCCTTGAGCAAAACGACCAGATGCGAAAACGCCACCCGACAGGCCCGACTGGTCGCCCGGGTCTGGGCCATCGCCCGACGCGCAAACAAAGGCCGCTTGCGCCACATCATTTCATCATCACCAACAAATCCCTCCGCCGAGGCAAGGACGGTCCCGTCAGATTGACGCTTGACCTCGGCGACCGAGCGCACGCCCCCCTCGACCGATTCGACCAATGCGACGGAGACGGAGCACCCGGAAACCGCCGCCAATGCCTGCCACCCCTCGACCCGGATGTGATCCCGGCCCCCGATGTTCTGGGCGGTTTGCCGGATGATCTCCCGGCACGATTCCGCCCTCGACTCGTACAGCCTCATCAATTCCTTGGGCGATTGCCCCGCCTGCCCAACTTCCATAATTTCCGTACTCATATATCAAACCTCCTGTATAGAAACAAAAAAACACCCTGCCTTGCCGCGCCACGCCCTGCCATGCCTGGCCAAACCACGCCCTGCCTGCCCTGCCAAGCCTCGCCGAGCCACGCCTTGCCGTACCTAGCCTGGCCCGGCCAGGCCGTGCCGTGCCTGCCAAACCTTGCCTGACCATGCAAAACCCCGTCCTTCCTCGCCACGCCCTGCACCGCCTGCCAAGTAAAGCCATGCCCTGCCGAACCCGGCCACGCCAGTCCCTGCCGAACCTTGCCCCGCCCTGCCCCGCCCGCCTCGCCCGGCCCTGCCGCGCCTCGCCGAGCCTCGCCCAGCCGCGCCTGCCTATTCAGCAGGTCGGAGACCTTTTTTGATTGCGTCTTCAACCCGGGACATACGACGCTCAAAACTTTTTTGTTGGGAGACAATGGCGCTCATCACCATGAGTTGACCCTGATGGGCATTGCGCTGGTTCTCGTCCATCTCCTCCCACCTGACATTTTGCAGGACGGCCAACCCTTTGGAGAGTTGCCGATCCGCTTTGCGCTTGCGGTCGTTGGCGACCATCGTATGCTCGCTGGCCTGAGCCACCTTGTAGCCGACTCCACGCACGCTGACCAGGGCTCGCTGCGTCTCCCTGGAAAGCCGAAAGGTTGCCCGGGAGGTGGCTGCGCGAATGCCATCAAGATCCCAGGGCCGTGCGGACCCTTCGGCCAAAACGGTTGTCAGTTCGTCAAAGGTAAAAATCTTTCCTGGGTCGGCGTTGCGCACCAGATCAATGATCACCTGAGAATCAGACCTGCCACAGGCTCTTGTATTGCGAAAGCGATTTTGGCGTATCAAAGTTGCACTACCTTTCCTGTAAAGCGGCCATAGCCGTTGATTCGATTATCCCCAATCCCTTCGACCTGACCGGCGAGCTCCACAACCCGGACCAGTTCGTCAAAGTTCAAACCGGCATCCTCGACAAACAGGCCATCAATTTGCATGGCCCATGGGGAAAACGAAGGGCGGACCCGCATGATCCGTTTTCCATTGACTCCGACCGAGAGCCGGGAGACAAAGTTGCCAGACTTCCAGATTTCGTCAATTGTTTTTGGCCCCTGGTAAACCAGCGGAACATAGACATCGGAAAAACTGATGGCCCGCTCGACGGCCTTGCCGAGCTTGCTGATTCGGGCCGTGTTGACAATACATTTTCTGGCTTTGGCGGTCGGTTGGACGATCACGCCGTCGCTTTGATACAGCCCGCCATACCATTCCAGCCGGGCAATATTTTTCAGATCCTCATCGGTCTTTTTCCGTTTCGAAGTAAGGGCCTTGATCTCCCTATTGATTTCGAATTCCGGATCCACCATTTGTGGATTGTGCATGAGAAGTGGACTTGTGCCTTGCAATGTAACCCTGATGTTCATGGTTTCCCCTGTGTCGCTTGAAAACTCCCCAAATTGGGGATCTGATAAGCCGGGATTCGAACCCGGTACGCCCCATCTGGCCTTATCACCCTGCCTAGCCCTGCCTAGCCCCGCCCCGCCATGCCTCGCCCTGCCAGGCCTTGCCAGGCCCTGCCTGCCAAACCCTGCCCCGCCATGCCAGTCCCAACCGAGCCATGCCCTTCCTGCCAAATCACCCGATCTCGACCCGACCCCAAACCGTTTCGACGGGCCCCTCGTCCAATGCCGAGGCGCTCAGCTCCTCCCGCAAAATCGGGACAGCCTTGGGCGCTTCGATGCCGACGCGGACTTTGCCCCGGTCGACCTCCTCGATGGAGATCCAAATGTTTTCGCCGACCTTGATCCGCTCGCCAACCTTCCGTGATAGCACAAGCATCTTAATTCCCCGTAAGTGACATTTTGTCCAAACCCAAAGCCCGCATCCTCTCCTGGTGCGCGAGCCTTCTTTCCGTCATGTCGAGCTGTTTTTGATTTCCGGCGGCGACTTTGCGCATCCGCTCGGCTTCGGCTGCCCGGCTGTTGGCGCGCAAGCTTTCGACGACCGCGTCAAGGGTCGAGTAAAGGCGTCCACCAATCCGGACAAAGGCGACCTCGTTTCGCTTGATCCAGTCGCGCACGGTCGAACTGGCCACGCCCAGCGCCCCGCCGATATCCTCGGGACTTTTGAGCAAGTCCCCTTTGCCAATGCGCGCCCAAAGCTGTTCGCAACGGGCCGAATGATCCGCGATCACCTGTTTCATTTTTCACCTTTCATTTGCGTGACAATTTCGTTGAGCATTCGGACCTTGTGGGAAACCCTGGGGCGCTGACCAAACAGCCAAGGGAGCTCGACGCCCGCCTTGCGAAGCCGATCGTGCTGGCGATAGGTCGCGCAATAGCCGATGCCCAACCGCTCGGCCAACTCGGTGATGCCCAGCCCTTCTTTGTGGGCCTCGCACCACGCGCGCACAAACGCATCGTTTTCCATAGCCGCCTGCTTTACCACCTGGTTCTCCTTGGTTGTTTATTGGTTCTACAACGGTAGGATAACTTTGCATTTACCGTTCAGCAACAGAACTTTGGATAAAATTCCCAAAATTCCTTTAGAGATACACGGTCCGTCTGCTAGTAATATTCAGGTTCAACAACGGAAAAACATTATGTCCCCTGGCAGATCGAACAAAGGCTTGAATTTTAAAGCAACCGACGAGGAATTGGCGGCGCTTGCGGCGTTTTACACCGAATACGCGCCCAAATGTTCCAAAGGCGATGTGTGCCGAATCGCCATAATGCATCTCGTCCGCTCCCACGGGTTTTCGTATCCGGACATAAAGCTCGACTATATGGGGACGGCTCTGCCCCTTGAACGAAAAAACAATGCGGAACCGTTGCCATCACCGAAGGCAAAGATGAAGTAATCACGGGCAAATCCTGATTTGGACAAATGGTGAACCCCTGTCCACCTACTGATATTTCCCATTACTCCGCCCCGGCTTTCAGAATTTTTGTAGTTTTTTCAAAATTGCGCATCATCAAAAAAAACGCCCCGGAGGATTTCCGGAGCGTTATATACTTCTTAATTATTTTCTATTTTCTGTTATCGCCCCTCAACGAGGTTTGCCGCCTCGGCTGCCAATTGCCGATCCTGTTCCAGATAGAAGCGCTCGGTGGTTTCCGAATCGAGATGTCCGGCAAATGCCTGGGCGCGCTGTTTGCCGCCCCGGTTGGCGGCCAAGTTGATGGCCAATTTCCGGAGCTGGTTGGGCGACCAGATCTCGATCCCCTCCCGCTGGCAAACCCGCATGATTGCCCGTCCATAGGAGCGGGTGTCGTAGCTTTCGCCGGGCTTGCGTTTGGGGTCGGCGACCTTGCGCTCTTCCTGGCTGGGCGGGACTTTGGATTTGCGTTTGGCCCGTTGCGTTTCCCGCAAAAAGACCACCCGTTCCGCTGGCGAAAAGATCGGTTTTTCCGGATCGGCCCGCAGCCATGGCGTGATGATCTCGATCGCTTTGGGTCCCAGGGCAATTGCCCGGCCCTTGCCCCGGTGGGCATTTTTGTGCTGCTCGGGACAATAAAACCATGCGCCCTTTTGACGCCGATCGATTTCGCCTGTCGTGATCTGGGTCACCTCGCCGGGCCTCATCGCGGTGAGCTGTTGGAGGCGGATCATGGCGACAATGTGCGGCGGCAAAAAGGGAACCGTTTTCTCGACCACTTCCGGATTGACGGCCTTGCGGGGTTTGGATTCGGGCGCGCTGGATTTTCGTAACCGCAACGGATCGACCGTGCCGAGCGCCCGGCTCACCGATTCGGGGACAAGCTCCCGGCTCACGCCCCAGGACCAGCACCGGCGAATCCGGCGCAGGGTGATATTGATCCCGGACCGGGTGCGGGGCTTTCCCCGGGTCGGAGTTTTGACCAAATATTCCTGGACCGCTCGCAGCTTGTTTGGTCCAAACTCCTCCGCCGGAATCGATCCGTACAGAATCAGTACAGAATAAAGCGCCCCACGATAGGCGGAAAAGTCGATGCTTTCCCGCTGGCTTTCCAGAAACAGGCCCACCAATTCCTCAACGCTAACCCGTCCATCCATCTCCGCCAGGGGAGGCTGATCGGTCAAAAGCCGCCCCACAATCACCTTATATTGCGCAACCACATCGGGCGGAGGCGGATTATCGGCATCGGGCCAAGCGCCCAAATAGATGACTTTTTTGCCGGGAAGCGTGACATACGCCCGGCCTTTTGATCGATGTCTGCAAAGCTTAGGTAGCATGGATTCTGTACCGTACAGAAATTTCGGCCATTTGACGGACAAACCAACTCGCAGTAGACTCGCCACAAACCATTGTTTTCAAAGGACTTGCGGAAATACACCCGGTAGGATTCGAACCTACGACCCCCGGTTTAGGAAACCCCTTGTCCCCTTGGAAAAAGCCGGAAGGAAATAGCCGTAAAACCTATGATATAAACGATTTAGAGAAAGACCAGAGACACCGGAAACAACGGGGAAACGGTACAGAAACGGCCTGTTTTGGGCATAATTTCTGTACTTCTGTACCAATTCAGACAAGGCGGGTCTTTTGTTTTTGCAAGCCAAACAAAAACGCCCCGGGGTGAATCCGGGGCGGAGCTTGGCTACGAGCTAAGAAATGCTTGGCTAAGTTTTGGGTCGGTGGCCCGGGCGGCCCTGAGGGCGCGGCTGGTAGGCATTGAGGTCGGCCTCGGCGATCATCCAGGCGCGGCCAAAGCGCCGGGCAGGGATTCGACCTTGGCGCACCAAAAGTCGGACCCGGCTGGGATCGATCCCGAGCCGGGCGGCTGCGTCAGCGATGGTCAGTCAGATACTTTCCTGGAAAACCAGCTCGCCATGATTTTTCAGGTCGAGAGCGATTTCATTCTGAATCATCACGACATCATCGGTGTCGAAACCGAACTCATCATCCATCAGCCCCTCGATTCCAAAAAGCCCATTTTCCAACTTTTTGAAGGTGCCGTGATCCTGCTTTTGGGTCTCGCTCTCGGTGATGGTGACAGACCATTCCTCGTTGCCTATTGGGGCAAAAGTCACATCAAAGTTTTTGCCTGCTGCGTTGCGGGTTGAAAAGCTGCTCTTCATCTCTGGGCTCCTGATTTCCTGAGGCTCGTTGTGATCCTCATGAATTTATACTATCCCGCAAACGGGACGGTTGCAAGGGGAGATAAAAAAAATTCCAAAAAAAAACTCCCCGGGTGGCGAATCCCGGGGAGCGAGCGACAACAGGGGGAGCCGATTAGGAGAGCGAGTCCAGGATGATTTTCATGGCCAGTTTCAGGACGATGGAGAACGCCAGCGAGGGGAAACCGATTGCCTCCTGGGGCGACTGGCTGGCAAGGAGGGCCTCGATCGCCTCGGCGGTGGCGCCATCGGAGCTGTCGCCGATCCCTTGCTGGAGGGGGAAACCCTGGGCAAGGCCAAAGCCCAAAAGATTCCACGCGGCGTGGACGGCCTTGGAGGCGTCGATCTTGCCACGGACAACATCGAGCAGGGTCATCAGGGCATCGGTGGGCAGGGAAAGGGGATAGTCTACCATAGCGGTCTCCTTAGGTGTGTGAAGTCCAATCAAGTGATTTTCGAGGCCGCGCAGGAAAGCCCGCAAAAGCGGAAAACGCCCACGAATCGCCATAAGAAAGCATGCGCTCCAAAGTCCGGGCATCGGCCCAGAAACCTTCAGGGCCGGGATTGCCCGCACCGACGGGGCCGGTGTGGGCGGATGCGCCCCAGGAATTGTCAATGCGGCCACCTTCGCGGATGCCGGTCTGATAGCCCGACAAACACATGCAATGCGACCATGACCCGACCGCGCGGGCAAAGCCATCGGCGTCGCGGGTCATAGCGAATCCCTGGTCCGATGAAACCGAAATCCCATACCCAGAGGCAAGAGCCCGTTTCGCCTGTTCCCACGAGGTAATCTTGGTAATTGCCTGGATCGGATGTAGCCGGGCGACCCCCTCAAGATTGTCGGGAACACCACTCTGGCCCCAGGTGCGGGACAAGGAAACGGAGTATTGGGAGAGATCATAGGCTCCATGCTTGGCCCTCTCAATGATCCCATAATCCTTGGCCCATTGGGCCGCCCAAGCGCCCACGGAACCATCCCCACGCCCCAACCTTCCCTTGCCAATCTCAACCCTGGAACCCCCGTAGATTGGTTCCGTTGCGATGGTACGGAAATGCTCCGGTTCCCCTGCCGCAATTTCAGCGCACATGGTGTATTCGATGGCTCTAGCGGTTCCAAAGGAAACACATGTTCCAATGTTTCCCTGATTCCGTGGAGGAAGCAAACCGCCCGTAACCTTGCGCGCCGCGTCCCACAAAAACACATGGTCAGGAAGTTGCGAGGAATCCTGTCCGGCTTCGGTGTCGCCAAAGGATGCGATTGGCTGGAGCTCGGCAATTGCCGCAACTGCCTTGGGGTCATCGATCCAGCCTGGGTAGTCCTGTGGAGAATCAAAGGGTTCGCTCATATTAGATCCCCTTGAGGGTGGTAATCAGTTTTTGCAGCAGGGTCTTGGCGGCAACGCTGTCAAGGGCGGCGTCCGGATCGGTGCCGAGGGTTGTTTGGATTTCCTGCGCAATGCGGTCACGCAACGGCCTGAGGTCGGCGGGTTTTAGCGTTTGCGATTTGCTTAAGGCTTGCGCAAAATCCGCCACGGTCGCGACCTTGTCAAGAGATTCAAGAGCGGCCTGGTAGCTTTTGATGAGCGAGGCGAGCTTGGCCTTTTTGGCCGTGTCCTGATCCGCGCCATAAATGGCCCTGAGCGCATCGGGCAGATCGTCAGCGGGAGGGACAACCGGCTCGGCATCAGCGGCAGGAATCACCAGGTTGACTGAAGGGTTTTTGACCAACACCGAGCCATCGGGCAGCACGGTGACAATGGTTTGCCCCTGGGTGATTTTGGTCCCCTTGCCGGTGATTTCCACCTGCGGAGGTATGCAAAAAACAAGGAAAGCAATCGAGGAAATCATTAGTGCTGGTCCTTTTTCATGTCGATAAGTACCGTCGAAATTTCATCTACCCGGTTGCCGATGGTTTCCACCTTTTTGTTTGTGTTCTCGACCTTCTCGTCGATGTGCGCGGTGGTCGCTTTGAGCCCATGGATGTCTTGACCTGCGACGGCCAAAAAGTTTTCCAGGGTCGAAATGAACTTGAGCCCCGCATCCCGAAACGGAATCAGGAAATACCATCCCAAAAATATGATGATCGCCACCGGGAAGCCGACGCGCTCGATGATTTGCATGATTTCGGTCATGGTGGCTCCTTATTATATTTTTTCATTTACGGGCTGTAAGCCCATGGTTGACAAGCATTCCTGCCATGTCCAGACCTCGCCGATATGGGCAAGGGACGCGGGATGATTGGAGGCGGCTAGGATCCCCTCGGGATTGGATGCGCGCCAATAGGTAATGCCGGGCGTCGTATCAAGGCCCATCGATTCCAGGCTTTGCCGGATCGGTTCGGTCACAACAAATGCTGACCCATAATGGGTCGCCGGGAGGCTTCCCGATGCGGAGTATTTCGATGCATAATATTCGGGATGCAACGGATCACGGGGCTGGCCATCATCACAGGGGAAAGCAATATCAAGGGCTTGAATTGCCCCAGGCATGGCGGCGGTTTCGCCTAAGACATAAACCTGGTGGATCCAAATGGTAGACATCATGAAATCCCCCATTTGTAAACAAGATAATTTTGCATATTGGTTCTTTGCGTTGAGTCATGCTGAGTATTAAAAATAAATACTTCTCCAAGGTCACCATTTGCCCAAATATTATCTGCAAATAATAAATTTGTGTAAACACTTGTATAATTTGCACTTCCGTTGTTTTGTATAGGCACAACATTTGTTTTATTATAAAGTGACCCAGTAGTTCCATCCGATGAACTTATTATTGACACAAAATTTGCGTAGTCATTAAAAACGCTTACAGTTTTCCAAAAACTATTAGATGCCCCTGAAATTTTTTGAAATCCGTAAATAATGTTGTCGCTATAGGATTCCAAAGCGTATGTTGCATTACTTGAAGCATTTCCTAAAGTTTCAAATTTGGCTCCAGTAGATGATTTTTTATATACAAAATAATAAGTATATGGAAACAAAATATTTATTCCGGTAAATGTCATGCGGGATGATGTGCCATTCGCTCGAACAATATTTTTTCCGTTTTGTATACTGGTTTTCAGGAGTGGCTTGTTGGAGCCGCTCGTCTGCGTTGCATGGTTGTTATTTCCGCTTTTGTCCAACCAATAGCCGACCGGGTCGCCATCAGCACTTGCAGCCGATCCACCATTGCTTTGAAATAGCGTCGCCGAATCGGAAGCATCAAGCCAAAGCGCAGGCGAAAGCGTCAGCGGACTAAAGGCAGAAGCGCCGGATCGTCGCCACAGGCCAAGATCGAGGCTGATCATGATGATGCCTCCTTAGGAAATGGCGACGATAAGCGTGGCGGTGGTGCTGGTGGAGCGGACCCGGGAGACCCGAAGGGGAAGCATGGTGCCTGCCGCAATTCCCGAAAAGAGGACCGTCGCGCCGTTGGCCATGATCACCGAGATATTGCCCGCTCCGCCGACCCAGAGCGCTCGCGATACATTGGTCAAATCGGTCGAGTCGGATGGCGTGACCGCCTCGGCAATCGTTGCCGGGGAGGTATTTCCTACAAAATTGGTGCTAAAATTGTCGGTGGCGGGCATGGGCAATCTCCTGGATACAGAGATTTACCCCGAAAGGAATATGGAAAAGAATCAGGAATTGCGGGCGGCTTTGTCGAGAGCGGTTTTCTTCGAGTGACAAGAGATACAAAGGCTCTGGAGATTGGCCGGGTCGAGCCTTGCGCCACCGTCATTGATTGGTCGGATGTGGTCAACCTGGTTGGCGCTGGTGCCGCATTTTGCACAAAAAGGATCCGTGGCCAGCTTCCAGCGGCGAAGCTTTTGCCAGGTCCCGTCATAGCCCCGCTCGGCGGTGGTCAGCTCCCGGGGCGCCTCCTTGCGCTTTGGCCCGGGATTTCGGTGAATGCCCCGACGATTAACCATTGCCTGCGATCAGGATACAGTAGGTGATCGGGGAGGCTCCCGGATTGTTGATCTTCAGGATGTCGCCGGTGCCCGCCGTGACGGCCCAACCCGATGCGCCGGGATGGTACAGCTCAAGCGCATCATAAATATCGATGGTGCCGGTTGCGCCCATGGGGCCAACCCAGGGGTTGGTGGCGTTGCCGACGGTCAGCTTGTTGGTGCCGTTGTTGGAGGCGCTGATCAGGGCGATGACCACATACTTGATGCCCGTAAAGGTCAGCGTGTTGCCAAAGGGATCCAACAAGGATCCGGCAAGGTCGAGATTGTCGGCGGACCCGGCGGTCAGGGTGCGGTAGCTGCGGTAGTATTTGTTGCATTGGGCCGCGCCGGTGCCATCGGTGATGGTGCGGGTGAGCGCCGGGAAGCTGTTGCTTCCTGAGGTGATCTGATCGGTCGTGATGCAAAGGGTCGAATCGTTGGTGAGCGTGCCCTGGATGGTGAGGGCACGGTTAAGCGATAGCGTCATAATGGATCTCCTGTTGGTTTAAAAATACCCTGTTAGAAGTTTTCGCCGGTGAACGACCAATCGAGCGTTGCCCCCGAAGGGAGGGCGGTCCTGAGCTGGGCCTTGAGCGCATACGATGCGCTGGGGAGGAAGAAGTTGGTAAAGGCAAAAAACGCTTGGAGCGTATCGGCACCACCTGGACAGATGGCCGAGGCGATGATGCGGCTGTTGGTGCCATCGTAGGCTTTAAGCACCAGCACCGAGCCAGGGACAATCGAGACGCCCGACCCGGAGAAGACCCGGATTTCCTTGATGCGCTTGCCGTTTGAGGATCCTGTGATCAGCGCCGAGGATTCGTTGGTGCCATCCGCGCTTGTCATCTGCGCAACCTCAAGGAGGCCACCTGTGGGGAGATAGTCGGAGGTGTTGGAGATCGCCATGGTTTAGACTCCTGAGATGCCGGAACCAATGCCGGAACCGATGCCTCTGTATGGGTCAGTACCATACGGATAAAACGGGTTTAATCCTGTGCCATATTGCCAATTTGAATTTGTTACCATACCAATACTTGGAGGAAAACCAGGTTGACCCATGTCAAAAAGAAGCGCATTAAAGTTTCCTTGCAATGAAAAGTTTCTTGAAAGATACAATGGGTCCAATACTTCTATGTTTGTAGAAACAGTCATTATTCCATAATTATTGGCATATACAGTAGTTTTTTTGCATTCCGCAAAAAACACAATAGGCGAAAAAAATACAATATTTGCTGTTTGCTTAACTGGATCGACAACAGTTGCAACTCCAAATCTCCTAACAGTAGTAATTTGCCAACTTTTAGCTGAAACATTAAGAAGAGTATAGGTAATAGCAAAATTTTGAGCATTGTAAAAATAAAGTACAGCCGCTGATCCATTATAATTTGGGATCACATTTCCAGAAATAAATGAACCAGGGCCGAGATTTGAGCCGCTACCTGCCCCCGCCTGCACCAAATACAGCCCCAGCGTTGTGGGTTTTACGATCCCGCTGGTGGTGACATCCTGCGTCCAGGTGCCGCCAATGCGCGCCTGGTAGATGGTGTTTGCCGATAGCGTGCCGCCGTTTTGGTCCTTGATCCAGATCGCGCCAAGCTTGTTAATGGTTCCATTGGCTTGTTTTTCGATGACCTGACCGGGCGCGCCCATGGCTCCGGTATAGCCCGTTGGGAGCGTTGGGCCGGTTTGCACCAGACACATCTGGCCACCGCTGGCCGCGCCGTAGTTTTCGTTGGGATCGGTCGAGGGAACGCCTTGAAGCCGCTCGGTATAGCGCACAGACTGGGCAATGCGCTTGGCGGAGTCGATGTCGAAACCGGGCATCGATTAGCTCCAGATGGTGGCCATGTTGAAATCGGCGTCGGGTTTAAATCGCAGCCACTCAATGTCATTTTGCCAATTTTGGCGAGTTGTCCCATCCGGATTAAGGGTCTTAATCCGAAAGCTATTGTTGGTGAGAAATTGAGGGTCGATAGATTGCGAGGGGTTGAGCTCGTCTTTGATCATGGTGACTTTTAAAGATTCGGGATCCAAAGCCCGCCTGCCCATATTGGCTAGATCGACATCCCAACCCAAATATTTTTTTGTGTACAGGTTGACATTGGTTCCAAGTTCCAGGGTAAATTTGCACGACCAAAAAAACATATTGTAGTCAAAAACCGGGTTGGCCGAGACATTGACCAGCTTGAGCGTGCGAGCGCCTAACGACCAATTGAGCCTCGGCAAAATCACCGCGCGATCGTTAACCTTCCCGGTATTTTCAAACAGGTACGAAGGAAAGATCAGGAAGTTGCGGCCCACCGTAATTTTGACCGAGGGGACCGTGCGCGTTTGAGGCGGCAAAAGCGGATCGCCGACGGTGTTGACAAACATTTTGCCATCAACATCCACGACGCATGGAACGCTTTTGAGATCGCCGGTGACCGTGATGTCCGGAGCTTTCAGCGTTGGATCTTCGACCCGCTCGGCGGGATCGACACCCGCCTGGCTTGATTGCGTCGAGCCCGATTCGTCCCAGCGATTTTTATAGGTGACGGTACAGATCCAATGCTTGTACCCATCGTAGCTGTTCGACTCGTCCTCGGTCACATCGATGTTGGCGACGCGGGCAAAAGGAAAAGTCGGATGTGGCGTGCCGATCGGCAGGCCCATGGCCACGCCGATGCCGTGCTCGTCCTTGCCCGTATTGTCGGTGCAATGGTAGGTTCGCACATAAGTGTGAATCAGTTGGTCATCGACCGAGGCGCGACGACCAGGAGCGAGTTCAAATAGGGTGCCCATGGAAGGAAAATACCCTCTGGATCAGATGCTAATGTCGGGGTTGTTTTTGTAGGCGGGAGAATTTTCGTAGGCACTCAGGATTCTTTCCTGAATGGATTTGGTTTCTCTGGCAATCCGAACATTTTCCTCGGCGGCCATGGCAACACGCTGTTGGAGGTCCTGACCAGGACCGGTAACCGAGGCCCGCGTGACGGCTTCGACCAGGGCGGTCGAATCCGAGGTGAGCGCCGAGGAAAGCCTCGATTGTGCCATCCGCTCCATTAGGGGAATAAGCACGCCTGCCGCGTTCGCTGCGCTCTGGGCCCGATCTTTTGGCGGAGCGGCCAAAGGATTGTTCTTAAACATGTTGTTGAGGTTTTCGCGCGCGGCCCTGACAATTTTATCAATTCCATCGGCTGCGATTCTTTGCGGCCCATTATCATTGAGGCCCAAAGCTTTGATAGCCTCGTCACGGCCTTGTTTAATCCAATTGCCCGCAGGAACCTGCATACCAAGAGCTTGGCCCCCTGGCCTGCCTCCCATCAATCCAGCATCCGGCACAAAAACCTGATTGCGGGGATCATTCAACCATTTATTAATCTTGGCCTCGTCCTTTTCGTCGAATTCTTGGCCCAACCCCGGGATGTTGCGAATCAATTTGACAATGTCAACGAAAGTGTTGTAGATTTCCAAAGAGATTTTCGCGACGCCATCAAAAAGATTAATAGTCAATTCAGCCCCTGCCCGCACACTATTTGCAAGAGCTTGAGGATCTTTCTTGAGGTTTTCCAGCGGGCCAAAGATTGCAGCCAAAAGCGCTTTCGCTCCGACCATCATTCCGCGAATGTATTCAATCCAGGAACGAAAGTCGATAGCGTTTTCCAGAGCAACCATCATGTCGGCCAGCAGATCTTCCCATTGCGAATACAATCGAGCAAAAACCCCAGTAAAACCGGTGTCACTACTGGTCAGAATTGGCATACCATTCTGTTCAGCCTGGAAAGCTTCCCGACTCATCAGCGCGTTGACCGGCGCGGTCAGGACCGACTTGGCCGCGCTGGCCGCCATGTTGGCGATGTTCAAAGCCGCGTTGAGCGGAACGGCCATGGCGGCGGCGGATCCGGCCAGAGAGAGCGGGGTGCCGATTGCGGATTTCAGGCTTTGACCGATTTTCGATCCGACATTTTTGACATCGCCCATCGAGGAGGCGATGCCCGACTTGAGGCCCGAGGAATCGAGACCAAGCGATACGACCGGATTGGCAATTGACTGTTTAGCCATCGAGAGCCGCCCTCGCTTTCTCGCCTAACAGGCGGGCCTTTTCCTGCCACCGTGCCCGGGGGTCGTACTCGACGCCCCATTTGGGAATCAGTTCAGAGATCTTGATTGTGTCTTTTGACCAGGGGGAAAGCGTCGCGTGACGGCTTAAGGCCGAAAGGCAGTCCTCCCGATACGGTCCCCAGGGCTCGATACCCAGCAGGACAAGCCACTCGGAAAACTCCGCGAAGCTCATCCTTTGGCAGATCTCGGCGACCGTCAGGCCGAGGGTGGCGGCGAGCTGGTAGAGGGCTCGCTGTTCGGGTCTGCTGAATTTTTTTTTGCGGCCTCGACCGCTCCGGAGGTCAACCCGTTGACCTTGAGGACCTCCTGGGCGATCCTCATGCAAACCGGAAGCGGGACCGAATTGAGCGCGGCGATGTCGCCCACGCTTAGGTCCTCGCCGGTGGGCCGACAGAGCGAACCGGCCAGCATGGTGCGCACGGCTTCGGCCTGCGTCGTCGGTTCGCTGATGCGACCGATGCACTCGTACATGGCCGAAAGCTTGCCCAGCGGCCAGCCACGCAAATAGATTGGATCCCGTAAACCCTCGATGACGACGGATACGGGATCGGAAAGTTCAAACATAAAAACCTTTGGCTAGGGAATTAGGTGATGGTGATGTCGTTGACGACAAAGGTGACCGTATACGCCTGGACATCCGAAGACCCTTGAGTGATTTTTTCTTTTATGACCTTCTGGATGAAGCCGGTGTAGGTGTGGGTTTCGGTGTCGGCGCCACCAATGGGAGCGGGATAAACCACGATCAGGGTGATTTCCGCCTTGGCGTCGCGCTTGGTCACCATCAGGTTGTATTCAACCTTGATGTATTTGGCCGTAAAAGTGACGTCCTCGTACTCCTTGATCCCCACAACCGAGTACTTTTGTCCCCGAACGAGTGATCCGTAGGTGATCTTCACCAGGGACGCGCCACCGCCATCGATGTCAAAGGGGTCATCGATCGCCTCGCCTCCCACGGTGAGCGAGGTAATCAGATGCGGCGAAGCGGCGGGGGCGGATGGCATGGCGAAATCTCCTTGAAATTTAGATACCCAGAATGGACCAAATTACTTGCAAAAGCCGGTGATCGTCATCTGCACCCGGCGATAGCTCTCATCATCGCCATCGGCCAGAAATTCATTGTCAAACTGAATCCCGGAGTATTGGAGGCGGTGAATCTCGGATGCGCCCTGCACCACCTGTGAGCGGTTGGCCTCGATCACCGCGCGGATCGCCTTGTCAATCGCTTCGCTTTGCGTGCTGGTGCGGGCGATGCCGGTCAGGGTCAGCGTCGCGAATCCGATTCGGGACAGGCCCGAAGCCGAGGAGAGCGATTGGAACGGCTCGGACGATACCTGCCAGGCGGCGGCGGGGAGCTCGGCCTCCTGGGGGATTTGGTCGGGGTGGATGCCACCCGGAAGCGCCGCACGCACGGCAGGATCGGCCACAAGGAGCGAACGGACGATGCGGGCAAAGGGGATGGACATTAGCGAATTCCTCGGCTTCCTGAGGCGTGGGCGTTGTATTTTTTCATGGCGCGTTGGTGAGCTCGTTCAATCGCCTTGTCCATTTGGATTTTGATGCCGCCCGTGATGGCTTGGGCGGCGGCGCTCATGGTCTGTTGGTAGGCGCGCTGGACGATGTGTTGGGGCGGAACCCGACTCGATCCCTGACCAGCCGATCCGATAAACGCTTTGGCCCGGATCTGTTTTCCCTGGCTTAATTTGGTTATGTCAATTTCTTTTCGCTTCATGTATTTTTGCAAAGTCGATCCTTGCCACAGCACGCCCTTTTTGACCAGGCTTTCGTGATTGCGACCAGAGACCAGCGGGACGCGATGATGCGCATTGAAGCCAAACTCGACGAGATGCGCGTAGTTGGAGGGCTTGACATCCATGTTCCGCTTGCCACGCCGGACCGTTTCCTTGACCGTGCGCGAAGGACCAACGATGGCATAGGGTTCGCCCGCGCCTTTTTTGGAAACGCCTTTTCGGGTCGTATAGCTGCGACGAAGCAAACCGGACTTGCCGTAGGTCTTTTGGGATCCTTTGACTTTTCGCCCGCCTTTGGGAGCAAGCTTTTTGGCAGCCGATGCGATCAGTTTGCCGCCCTGATAAAGCGCTCCGGCCAACGCCTTTTTGGTGTCGGCGGCTTTCAGGATCTCGCCAAACCTGGCGATATCCTCGGCAATTTCCTTTTGAATCCGATCGACATAAACCTTGATCATGTCGCCACCACGCCACTTGGGCTTTCGAGCCATTCGGTCGCGGCGATGGCCATCGCTTGCCGGTTTTCATCGAGGTTTCGCACGCTCGAAATCTCAAAATAACGGCCATCGTAGATCATCCGGTGGTTGATCCTTACATCATCACGCCAACGAATCAGGATCGAATGGGTCTCAAGGCCTTTGAGCTGGCTTCCAAAAAGGCCTTCTGCCACCGAAATAGGCGAAATCTGGGCCCAGATCGTGGCGTAAGTGGTCCAGGTCCGGACCGGTTGGCCCAGATCATCAATAAAGCTGGAGGGTGCCTGTAGCTCCATGCGCCTTTTGAGGTCGCCAATTTTCATGAATAGGCTCCCCAAATGTATTTGTTGGCGATCGCCTCAAAGGCAAAGGGCACCTCACCGCCTCCGGTCGGCCCGACCTGGGCCCGGTTTTCGTACCAATGGGCGCACATGAGGAGAATCGCCTGGTTGATCGAGGCGGGAATCGTGGTCGTGGCGGCGGTATAGGTCACCGTCACCGAGTACGGGTAGCCATCGGGGGCGGGCAAAACGACATTGTCCTTGAAATAGACCTGGGGCCTGGTTTCGGATTGGCCAAAAAAAGTCAGATAGTTGGCGGAACTGATCGTCTCGGTGCTGGTCGTGGTGCGCACGGTCACCGAGGTGACACCCGTCACCGGCCCACGGGGGAGAATAATCTGTTTGGGCAGGGTGTCAAGTTTGTGCGTCAGGGTTTGCTCGCTTAGGATGCGGCGCGTGTGCTTTTCGAATAGGTCGATCGATCCGTTAAGGATCGTCGTGATCAAAGAGTCCTCATAGGTGTGATCCACCCTGAGGTGAAGCTTGACCTCGGCCAGGGTGGGGAGTGCCATTAGCGGGATTCCTTCTTTTTGGATTTGGGAGCTTCGGGGGTTTCGACCTTGGCGACGGCGGGTGGCTCGGCCTGATGGATTTCAAGGATTCCCGCCTCAAGCAAAGCCGGGATTTCGCCGACGGCGGGCCACTCGATGACATCGCCGGGCTTGTGGACAAAGTTGTCCCCGACCATGCCTTGTCTAACCAAAAATAGATCAGCCATTTTCAAACCTCGTGTAAGGAACATTTGCAAATCAAAGGAAATCAAAGAATTGGGCCCGCCCGCCAAAGAAGGAGAGCGGGCCCAAAGGGGAGCGACGACAGTCAGGTTTACGCCTGTTGCAGAAGCTTGATCGCCTGAGTCTGGACTACTTTGGAGTCGCGACGACCAACGGCGAGGAAGCCGGTTTCGTATGCGTCCGCGTACCGCTCATCGAGGCGGCGGATTTCCAAAGGACCGGCATCGCGGATATAAAATTGTTCGAAGTCGCCGAAGGCGATGGTCTTGGCGGTCGTGGCGACCGAGCTTGCCATCGAGTTGTTGAGGATAACGGGGAAGCCCATCAAACGCCGATCGGTGGGATCGGCGTAGTTCATCGGGATCAGGTTGCGTCCCAAAGAATCCTGGAGCTTTAAGAGGTAATACCATACGCTTTGGTGCATCGCAAATTTGGCGTTGGGATGGTAGGCGGCATCAAGGCTGTTGATGAGGCCAACCACTTCGTTGATGGTGATCGCCGTGGCCGAGGCTGCGGTGACACCAGCGGAAGCCCCGGTCACAAAGCCCTGGGGCTGGCTTGATCCGGTGCCGGTGGCAAATGCCGCCGATTCCGAGCGGCCAATCCTGTCACCCATGAGCTGGGCGAGGTAGGCTTGAATGTCGATGCCGGTGTCCCGGAGAAGCTCGTTGGAGGCTTTGATCAGCGTCCGGTAGGTATAGCTGTTGAGCGTTACCTGGCCGAAGGTGACATCGCTCGCCGAGCTGGCCGAGGCTTCAGACACCAGAGATCCGGTAACGCTGGTATCGTCCACGGTGGGCAGAGGGAGCGGGTTGCCGGTTTCGGTCTGAATCACCCGGGCGTGCTCACGCATCGGATTAAACAGGGCGCGGCGGATGTTGAGCTCGGCCAAAAACCCTTGGGGGATGGTGTAACCACCAGCAGAACCGGAGCTGGTGTTGTCGCGCTCTTCGATTTGATAAGCGCTTAAAGGGATCGTCAGCGAGCGGCTTTGGAGGTTGAGGCCGGTTCGCTCGGCGGCGGCGCGTTGTTCGTTGGTCGCATCGTTGCCCAACAGGAAACCACGAAGGGCGAGGTTTTTGTCACGGGTGCGTTGGCGATCGTTATAGTCAGAAACAAAGCCGGGGGCGGGCATCGCACGGCGAGAAGCGAAGGCCGAGCGGGACGCCTGCGAGCTCCGTTTCTTTTCCTCTTTCATTTCGGCATCATCGGGCGCGTTGGCGTTGGTTTCCTGCGCGTCATCGATTGCCTTTTGATCTTTTTCAGGGTCGGCGTTGACATAGGCCTCGCAAGCGGCAACGCGCTTGTCGAGGTCGTCAACCTTGGCCTGGAGCTGGGCGACCAATTGCGCCTCTTCGGGGCTCCATTCGCGAATTTCGGCGGTCTTTAAAAGACCAGACCATTGGGTCATCAGCGCCGAGCGCTGTTCTTTGAGCTTCTTGATCGTTTCCATGGATTTTCCTTTGGGCTTTAGGCCCGTCGAGTGGCGAAAGAAAACAAGCGCTTGGCGCGCTCCACGGCCTGACGGGCTCGGTGGCTTATGAGGGAACGGAGGGCGGCCTCGGTCCCTTGCGGATATGCGGGATCGGCGACGACGGAAATTTCCATCAGATCGACATCAAGGAGGGTTCGGACCCGGACGCTTTCGCCCGGCGCGGGCTCGTCCCAGGTTTGCTTTCGGGTGACAAAACCAAAACTCATCTGCGACACATCGCCGCGTTCCATCAGCGTGATCAGGTCGCGGGCGTAGCTGGTGTCGGGGAGATCGAGGCGAAACGAAAGACCAGCGGGAACGGATGCCAGGGAGAGCGACCCGGAGCGGGTCGAACCGAGAACAAGGGACGAATCGTGGTTGTAATAGGCGAGGATATTCGAGCGCTCGGCAAGCGAGCGGGTGAAGGCGTTGGGGTCAATCTGTTCGCGGAAACCGCCCAGGTCGGCGGAAAGGACACCGTAGGGCGCGGCGATCCCGGTGATTTGCCGCGATTGCGGATCGGCCCGGAGTTCGTGGATTAGAATGGTGCGCCGCTCGGTCATAGGTCCTCCTTGGTGGGGAGGTACACGAGCGGAAATCGATTACAGGGATCGCGGACAGGGAAAATGTCCGCATTGGCCTACGATTCGGAGTAGGGGTTGGGATCGTTGGCGGGAATCAGAGGCTTGGGAGATCCACTAAGCGGGGTCTGGCCAAATTGTGGGGTCGATGGCGGGAGCTGGGTTCCGCTGGTTTGCTGGTTGATGGTCTGCATGTTCAAAGGCTGCATGTAGGTATCGCCGCCTTCGATGGGCGGTTGCCCTTCCATGGTGCGGACATCGTTGACCGAGAGCCAACCATTATTGCGACCGATGGCGTAGGTGTTGTACCGGGTCTGGATGTCACCACGCAGGAGCCCCTCGACAGAGTGCTCGGCGTAATAGTCGCCATGGGGAAAGAGCTTCACCGAGATCTCCTGCTCCATGCGCACCAGGTGTGGGCGCAGCGTATTGACCACGAAGTCAATCCCGTCCTGTTCGATGTTGCTGAACGCCGTTGCGCCCTGGACCCGAAGGCGGGAAAGCGGCAAGCCAAACCAGCGGGCGATTTCCTCGACGCCGAATTTGCGGCTCTCCAGAAACTGCGCGTCGTCGTTGGGAACGGAGACGGTCGAGACTTCCATTCCCTCTTCGAGGATGGCGGTGCGGTGGCTGTTCTCGCCACCGGCGTGAATTGCCTCCCAGCCTTCGCGCAAGCGCTTGCGGGCATCATCGGATAATCGGCCAGGGTGTTTGAGCAAGACGCCGGGGCGAGCGCCACGCCCAAAGAATCCTGCGCCATAGCGTTCGAGGCTGATGTTGAGGCCAAGCGATTCGCGGGCCTGCCGGATCACCGAGACACCCACCAGACCATCTAGGGAAAAGCCCCGGAAATGCAGGATATCCTGAGGATCAAAATCGATGATGTTGCCCATGTAGGGCGTGCAGCGATAAAACAGAAAACCGTTTTGGTCACGCCAGGGGACGACCTGGGCGAAGGTGAGAGGCCAGATGTTGACCACCTCGCCCGTCATCGGGTCGCGCTCGATCTCGGCAAAGCTGTTGCCATGAAGCAGCATTTTGGCCACCAAAGCGACGCGGGCAACGGAGGCGGGAGCCTCGGGGTTGGCCTGGCTGTGGAGGACTTGATAGGCGGGGTGATCGGGAGCCAAAAAACGCTTTTGACCATCACGGCGATAAACATGGAGAGGCAATGTACCGATGGCCTCGGCGATTACGCGTACGGCGGCGAACACAGCGGAGACGGCAAGGGCCGAAGATTCGGAAACGGTGACGCCGGTGGAGCTTGGCGCGGTCAAAACCGAGGTCGTGATCGGGCCAACAGGCGATGGTTTCACCTTCCCCATGCGGGTTTCGAGGTCAATGGTGTCGGCGGAATGCACCCATTCGGACATCAAAACACCTCTAGTCCCTGGAGTTCATAAATACTTTCTCCATTTACCCCGGTTGCCTCGGCGGTTCGGGCCCGCGCGAAGGCCATAATCGAGGAAACGGCGGCGTCAATTCGCTCGACGGAGCGCTTTTTACTGGGCTTTTGGTTGCCTGCGGCGTCGAATTCAATCACAACATTATCAACACACCAGCGCAAAAGCGGATTTCCATCATGTGAAATCTGCTTTTGGAGCACGGCGGCCTCGAAATCCTTGGTCGGCGGCGACATCGAACGGAATCCCTGGCGGAATTCGCGGACAATGTAGCCCTGATTTTCGAGTTTTTGCATCAGAAATTCGGCGTTCCAGGGGTCTACGGCGATCTCCCTTATCTTGTATTCCTCGGAGATCTCGGCGATACGCCTGAGCACCACCTCGTAATCGATGATTTCGCCCGGAATAATCTCCAGATTTCCGCTTCGGGCAAACTGGTCGTAGCGCATCCGGTTGGTGTCGTTGCGTTTGGCCAACATGGCGGAGGTCGTCCAGGCAAAAGTTTTCAGGTGGATGGCTCCGGCCAAGGGGAAGGCCAGGGTGAAGCTGGTTAGATCGGTGCGGGAGGAGAGGTCAAGCGCCGCGTAACAAGGCACCTCCTCCAGGTTGGTCGGGTGTGATTCACAAGAGTTCCAGGATTCGGTGGCGATCCAGCGGGCGGCGGATTCCACCCATTGGTTGAGATGGTATTGGCGAAACGATTGCTCACGGGCCGGGTTGTGCTGCGCCGTCTGGCAGGTATCCTTGAGGTATTCGAGCGTTACGCATTTTCCGAGTCCAGGATTGGCAGCTTTCCACGCCTCGGGGCTTTTCCAGTCGAATTCCCGGGGAGCCTCATAAATCACGGGCAAAAAGGTCGGGTCGCTGACGACGCCATCGCGGACTTGCTTGGCGTAGTTGTAAAGTTCGTAACAGAGCGTCCCCCGGTCGTGACCGGCGGTGCTGATCAGGAATGCGAGCGGCTCGGCCCGTGCGCCCATCGAGGTCACCAGCGACTCGTACAGGTCCCGGTTTTTTTGCGTAAGAAGCTCATCGAAGATCAGGGTGGAAATGTTGTGGCCGAGGTTGCCAGCGGCGTCGGCGGCGATCACCTTATACACAGCGCCACGGTTTGCCTCGATGTGACGGCGATAGACCTTGCACTTTTTGGAAAGCTCGGGAGAGTGGAGGACCATCTGCTTGGCGATGTCGAAGGCAAGAGCGGCCTGATCGCTGTCGCAGGCGGCGGACAAAATTTCGGCCCCCGGTTCGTGGTCGGCGAACAACATGTAAAGGGCGAGCGCCGAGGCCAGAGTGGTCTTGCCATTCTTGCGACCGAGCATCACCAGCGCCTGACGGTATTGGCGACGGCCATCCTTCAGGCGGGTGTCGAGCAGCGGGCGGATGATGTCGCGCATCTGCCAGCGATCAAGCACCAGCGGCTGGCCACCGAGTGGCCCCTTGGTATGGGAGAGGAGCGACTTACAGAACAACTCGAAAACAGCGGACGGTTTCATGCGGGGGATTTACCCCGGCGGATCAGGGCATGAGCTTGAGAATTTTTGCCTGAAGCGGGTCGGCGGGTTTGGTTGCCTGGGCCACCTCCCGGGCTCCGGTGCGCACCGATTTGCGAGCCCCTGGGGTCAGGTTGAGGACGCGGAGGGAATCGGCGAGGTCACGCTCGGCGGCTCGGCGTTCATTCAAAAACGGGTGGAGCATCTCCTGCCCGTTGCCCCCGGTGATGGTCAGCGCCGGGAGCGCCTTGACCAGCGCGGCCATCTCCTGGACGCGGGCCATGCGGCGAGCGGCCAGAAGAACGGCCTGAAGGTCGCAGGCTTGGGCGTACCCCGTGCGGTTGAGATCGATCACAAGCGACGCCAAGCAGGAATTTTCAGCGGACGACAACAGCGGCGAGGAGCTCGGCAGCGGAGCCCCATCCGTTTTCGGCGACACGCGGCGACCGCGCTTCATACGATTGCCCTTTTACCCAGAAATTGCGCACAAAAACACGCGACGG